AGGTACAGATTTAAGATTGTAACCAAAAATCTTTTTTATTCCTAAACCGACTTATATTTTAATTTATGGCCCTTTCCCAATCCCAGATCACCCTAATAAATTCTCTAGTTGATGCGACAACCATCACGGAGTCACAAGGGCGCGACCTTTTATCTTCATCTTTTGGGTTCAACGCGACCCAGATAACTTTTTTAGAGACTCTTGGGCTGACTGACGAGCAGTTGGCCTTGATGCTGGCGACGGACGCATCCACCCAAGAAGGAATCGAGCAGGAAATAGCACAGGCCAAGAAATATTTGATGGCCGAGGATCTTTATAACGCTCGCAAGTGGGTGACTTTAGCAGAAATGACCATGGCCAGTCTACCAGATCACAAAATCGGGACGCGCGAAATCCGCTACCGTGACCAACTACACGGGCTTTCCGTGAGCTTGGACAAGATGGAAGGGAAAAGCCCCAATTCTCAAAAAAATAAACGCATTTCTGCAAGGTACATTCGATGAGCTACGTTCACGATAACTCAACGATGACCGTGCGGGATTCCAAGAAGGAATCTTTCCGCTATCGGCAAGCCGGTTTGCAACGGCTTGGCCCACAGTCAATTACCGGCAAAGGCAGTGGGGACAATCATTTAAATTTTGCAGACCTAAACGTTATCCGTGAAAAGTCTAGGCAGACTGACCGTGACAACATGTTCTTCTCTTCGATCCTTGATCGACTGATTGAAAACGTGATAGGGACGGGGATAAATATTCAGATCCAAAGCAAAAATAAGCGATGGGACAATCAAGCTGAATTTTTATGGTCAGAATTTTGGGGTAACAAGCCCGAGGTTCGCAATTTCTGCAATGGCCAAGAGCTTGAATCACTCATGTTCAGATCGAAGCGGGTGGATGGCGATGTTCTTGTAATTATGCTCAATGATCAGATCCAATTTATCGAAGGCGACCGAATCAGGACGCCATTTGAGTTTGCAGGCAATAAAAACATCGTAAACGGCATTGAATTAAATGCCTATGGCGCTCCCGTGCGGTATTTCGTCCATGATTATGACGATTCGGTTTACTATAACAACAAAGGCGCCTTTAAAACATACGAGGCTAAGGATTGCATTTTCTGGGCCAATAGACACCGGCATTCAATGACTCGCGGCATTCCAGTGCTCGCCCGTAACCTCGAACTTTTTGACGACATCGACGGTTTTGTCGAGGCTTCGGTTATTCAGCAAAAGATGGCCGCCGCACATGTCATGTTCATAACGCGAAAGGGCGGCTTGGACATGCTGGACGGAGTTACTACCGAAACAGACGACATGGGCAAAGAATACCAAAGCAAGGATTTTCGCCCCGGGGAAGTTCTCTATGGCGAGCCCGGAGAAGACGCAAAAGTTTTGGGACCACAACAATCTGGACAGCAATTTTCCCCTTTCGTTTCTCAGCTTTTGAGATTTGCAGGGCTTTGCTTTGGAATGCCTTTAGAATTGGTAAGCTTGGACTTTTCGCGCACGAACTACTCAAGCGCACGCGCAAGCCTACTCGTTGCCCACAAATCTTTTGTGAGACAACACCGAGATTTTCTTGATAACGTCATGGTGCCAATCGTTAAATGGTTCATAAAAAGCAAGATCAGATCGGGAGAACTGGCTGAGCGTTTTGATTATAAAATAAATGCCACCCCACCCAAGATGATTAGCGTTGATCCACTAAAAGAGACGAAAGCCGAGATTGAACGTATTGCCGCCGGTCTTTCTACATTGAAAGAAAGCGCGCTGAATAACGGGCAAGATTGGGACATGATTTTAGCACAAAAAGAAATTGAAATAATCGAGGCCGCGAACATAGCAAAAAACATTGTAACCAAGACGGGCGAAGACTGGAGCGCCCGAGATATATTAGGCACTTCGAGCGATTTTAACCCTGACATTTATGAGCAACCAGTTGAGCCAACGCCACCCGAGTGAAGCTTGCCGATTCCAAGCCTCGTTTGAGGACGGAGAGAAGGATAATGCTTTCTCAATGGTCGCTTACAAAGCCGGTCAAGTTATCGAGCATTGGTACTGGGAAAGACTCGCGCTTGAGCTTTCGTCCATGTCCATGCGAAAAGAAAAAATCCCCGCTCTTGTCAATCATAAAGCGGACCACGTTTGTGGCGTCATTACTGCATTTAGCAAGAACGGTCAAGCGGAATTTAAAGGGCATTTCATAGAGAATGAGAACGCCGAATATGTTAAAAGTCTTCGTGAATTGGGTCAAGAATGCTCTTTGCGTTTTGACGCAAATAAGGCCATTATTAAGCAGGTTCCAGCAGGAATGTCTATCGTGGTTGATGGATTTACTATTGAGGGCCCTGTTGCCGTCATTAAGCAATGCGAAATTATGGAAGTATCATTTACCGTGTTTGGTGCAGTACCCGACACAAAGACAAGTTTTTCAACCTCCACTTTTAAAGGGGAACAAATGGCCGAAACGCCAACAACGCCAGCCGATGTTCGCGCGTCGGTCGAGAAAGAGCTGAAAGCAAAATTCAGCAAATTTACGGAAATTTCGGGAGACAAAAACTTCGCGCTGGAATGTTTCAGCCAAGACATGTCCATCGAAGCATTCTCCGAAAAACTGATTGGCAAACTGAAAACGGAAGTTTCAGCTTTCCAGATCAAGGTTTCTGAATTGGAAGGTCAGCTCTCTAAGTCTCAAGCCGAGATTGCCGAGTTCAAAAAAGCTCCGGTTGCCGCCACCTTCACCGCCACAGAAAATTGCGCAGATGCTCCCAAAAATTACATGGAAGCCGTGAGCCAATTTAAAGCCAAAGGCAAGAACATCGAAGAATCCTTGCAGTTGGCCGCCAAAGACTTTACTAAACTTTACTTAGCTCACTCTGGGAGAACCAAATAATGAGTCAATACAATGTAGCGGGTATTATTACCCTAACCGTTAAAGCCGGTGAAACGATCCTTGCTAACCAGCGCATTAAGTTTGACGCCGGTGAAGCCGTTACCGCGGTTGCTGACGAATTTGCAATTGGCTTCGCTCAGATGAACGCCGCCGCCGGCGAGCGCGTGTCAGTTCGCTTGGTAAATTCCCAAGGTACATTCAAGGCCATCGCCAAGGAAGCCTTTGCCATTGGTGCAAGCTTGTATGGCGCACTTGCCGGTAAAGTTCAAGACACCGATCCCGGTGCAGGAACTATTCGCTTCATGGCTTTGGAAGCCGCGACCGCGGATGGCCAAATCGTTGAAGTTCTCCCCCTCATTTTGAAATAACAGGAGCGTAAAAAATGTCTCAACAAACTTCTGGCGTTACTTTACGTCCCGATCTTTATGAATTAGCCCAGTCCTTTAGCTCGACTGGCGCCGCCGCTGGCTATGTTGGCTTGAAGGTATTGCCTTTAACCCAAACAGCCGTTGAAAGCGCAAAATTCCCCAAGATGGGCATTGCCGAGGCTCTGCGATCCGGTGATACTGAACGCGCTCCCCGCGCTGCCTATGGCCGTGGATTTAGTGAGTTCGGCTCTGACGAATTTTCAACCAAGGAATATGGTTGGGAAGAAGTAGTTGACCCCAGCTTCGCGAAGATCAATAAAAACTACGTGAACGCCGAAGTTCAAGCAGTTAAACAGTGTACGCGCATTTTGGCCGAGAGTCAAGAAATTCGTATCCGCGATATTGTCTATGGCCAAGCCAGTCATGCCGTTGGGACACCTTGGAGCACCGCCGCCACCGCCACCCCACAGGCCAATGTTCGTGACGCTTGCCGTTCCGTTCAATTGGCTTGCGGGATGCTCCCCAATTCCTTGGTGATGACCAAAAAGAAAATGCAACAGGTTCTCAAGACCGCCGACTTCTTAGACGCAACCAAGTACACCTTTGACGTTTCCCGTTCAAATTTGAGTGGCCAAGTCGAAGCCGTTAGAAGCTTCTTCGACATTCAAAACCTGTTCATTGCCGATGGTATTTATAATACCAAGGGTGAAGGTTTGACCCCAGTTGGTGGTTTCATTTGGGACGACGACAAGGCTTTCTTGAGCGTGGTTGGTTCTGGAATTGAAGGAGATCCTCACTTCGGGGTAACTTTCGATTGGATGGAAGATGGAATCGTGGGAACTGAAACCTACGAAGAACCACAGACCCGCGCAATGATCGTTCGCGCTCGCAATTGGCGCGGTGAGAAAGTTTTGCTTTCTGCCGCTGGCTGGAAATTGACAAGTCTCTAATGTCCTTTCTGGACAAGCTTGAGATTGACGCTTACAGGGTCCACTTCGGAGCTAAAACCTTTGAAGAAGACCTTGTTTATGCGCCAATCTCAGGCAGTCCAAGCCCAGTCAGGGTAAAAGGCATAGTTGAGATTGATTCTTTAAATACTGGCGCCGGTGCGGAAGTCGAGATTAACCCTTCGATTTCTTCACTGGCATTTATTTATTTTCCTTCTTTGTTTTTTACGATCACGCCTGAAATTTACGACGAGATCACCCAGTCGCGCTACGGCATAACTTGGGTTGTAAAGCAAAAAGACAGGGAAGAAGGGCTTTGGAAGCTCACTTGCACAGCAAACCCAACTAGACGACGGGGGCGCGTTAGATGAAGCTTGATTTAGATTTAAGAGATACGTTTTCTCCAAGACTTCACCAACTACAGAAACAATTTCCTAGCTTGGTTGGAAAGGCATTAAGGAAAACGGTTGCACGGCATAGACGGGCCTTGTCTTTGTCCATGGGTGCCGGTCAATATGTTGGACCACTCAAGAAAATATTAACGCCCGACATAAACGCCAAGATATTTGCTTCGAAAGATCCTTATGTGAAAGGCAGGTTCTATCGTCATATTGTAAGGCACCGCAACGCCTTTGTGGGAATTCATGCAAGGTCGCACCTTTATAAAACCGTGAGATACCAAGGCATTCAAGGGGCTAATGGCATGGCCTATCGCTTCGGATTTACCTCGAAAGATAAGCTCGGGCCAGCCACACCCAACAACGTCAAGAACGCATACGGAGCCGAGAAATACGCCTTAATTCTTGGACAAGGCGCCTATTACGACCACAAGACAGGCACGTTTTTAACGCATGTCACCAAGAAAATGTCTCAAATGTTTTTTGGGATGGGGTTGCGCGTTAAGGTTGGAAAAAAACTAGATTATCCTAAGCGCGTTCCCGTGGAAGAATATTTTAACGCAAACCAACAAAGAATGATCAATGATTTCGCTAAGGAATTTGAGACTTTGGTTGCACAACGCATGGCCTCAGATGCCTCAAGGATTTCCGCATGATTGGTGTTTCTTTTTCATTTTCTGATTTGGTGAGAGATTTCCGAGACGCCATCAGGACCAGCAAAGAAATAGAAGATTTCTGCTTGGACAACTTCGGGGCGAGTCTCAAGATGGCCATTGGACACGACGAGCGCAGGGAATGGGGAGAAGCGGAAGCTCCTTTTATTATTATCGTTCCTACGGGCAGAGTTACCGGCTTATCCGCCGCAAATATAACCTACAACATTGACATGGATCTTGCCATTAAAGACGCAACTTTCTCCGACTCGGAAGAAATCGACATCGAGGAAATGCAAGGATTTTACAAGCTCGATGAGTTCACCGTACTGCTTGAAAACCTATTTGTTACGCTGGCAGATGGCAAAAACATTGTAACAGATTCCATCGACATATCTTATAATGATTCTATGTTCTTCCCATTGCACGTTGCGACTATAAATATTAGTCTATCCGTGGATCACCTCATGAACGGCACTTTAGGACTTAAATAAAATGGCTACAGCTCGCGGTTATCAAGAAAAACTCCTAATGGTGTTTGAAGATACTTTTAACACAACGCCCACAGTGACGGCTGGAGATTCGGTTTCTTTGCCATTCCATAGCGGTGGTCTTTCTTCTTCGGAAGACATAATCGGTTCTGAAATTATCCGCTACGGTCGCAGGGATGAAGCCGCGCCAAGCTTTGGGAATATTAACGTTTCAGGTGACTACGTGATTCCAATTGATAAAACCAACATTGGATACTGGCTTAAATTGATGTTCGGTGTTCCAGTCACGACCGGAGCAGGCCCATACACTCACAAATTTAAGCCAGGAAATAACAATCCTTCAGTGACGGTAGAAGGTGGTTTTGCTGACATAAACTCTATTTTCCGTTGGGCAGGGGTCAAAGCTCAAAAAATGTCCATGGAGTTTTCAGTCAACAAGGAATTGTCGGCAACCATGTCTTTGCTTGGATGCAAGGAAACGACCGACACGGACACTTTTGATGCTACCCCAGTCGAGGAAACTATCACCAAATTCCAAGCCAAATCCATTGTCCTGAAACAGGGCGGTTCGGCAGTGGCTACAGCCATGACTTGCACGGTTGAGATTGACAACGGCTTGGCCGAAGATCTTTATACTTTGTCGTCCAATGGCCAGCGCGTTGAATTGCCAGAGGGCAAATTGATGGTTACAGCAAAGGCCGAGATGCTTTTCCGCGACCTGACTTATTACAATTTGGCTCTCAACAACACAGAAACCTCCATTGAAATTATCGCCACCAATGGCACCAATGAATTTTCAATCTTGATGCCCGAGGTGGTATTTCCAAGACAGCCAGTTACCCGCAACGGGCATGGGCCTGTCAAATACACATTGGACATGAAAGCCTACTGGCAGGATTCAGTCGGCAGCTATCCTATTCAGATCACACTGAAAAACGATAAGGCTTCTTATGCTTGAACCTAGATATTTAACTGCTCGCGACCTCGTGGCCATTAAAAAAGCTTCGGGGTTCGACATGAACAAGCTTTTCATGGAAACGGCGCGGGCTTTCGCAAAAAATCCAGATGCCGCAGAGCTTGGATTTGAGATTCCACTTGAATTGATTGTTGCAATCAATGAGCAGGTTCGCGGAGAAGAAGGCAAGGATGAAAGCTTTGCTGACTCTATGAAATTTGCCGTTGGGTGCTTCATGAAAACGTTCTCGGGGACGGAAGAAAAAAAGTCTCAGAGTATTGGGAATGGCTGAACGGTGAACAGTCCGGCCCTGCAAAATGCACATCTTGCCGATTTGCATTTAAGCAGGACGGAGAAGAAACACCTTGCGGTTCCTGTGATTACAAAGAACCGGAAATAGATTTAGATGTTTTCATGTTCTTTAGATT